AACAGCGGCGACGTAAATGTTATGCGAGTGATTACCGGGTCCGTTCATGCCGATGTTATGGCCGTGATTACCCTGCCAGTCGGTGCTAAAACCGTGGGCATGGTCTACGCTTTCGCCGCCAGTACCAACGCCGCCGGTTCCGAAATAATTACCGCCGCCGCCCGTGTATTGCGCCTGATTGCCGGGCACATGGAATACGTTTGCAGTCGTATGCGAGTGATCTGCGCTTCGGCCGCCGGTCGAACCGCTATGCGCGTGGTTGCCCTGCGCGTCGGTCCAAGTGTAGTGCGTATGATCGCCCTGCGCGTCTGCACTTGCGGTATGCGCGTGTGAGCCGCCATTGTTGAGGCTGACGCTATGGGTATGGTCTGCAACAGCGGTAGCGGTGGCGCCATGGGTATGCGTCAGCAGCGAGCCGGCGTCATACGTGCCCATCTTTGCTGGGTCAACGGTTGCGCGAATAACTGTGCCGTCAGCTAGATTCGGGACATTGAACGTCGTGTTGCCGTCGCCCGCGCCGTAAGTCGTACCGATAGCAGCGAACAGCGCCGCATATGTTCCGGTGCGCGGATATGCCGTGCCGTTACAAATCAGCGTGCCGGCCGGCGCGGCCTTCGCGGCGGTAACTATGATCTGGCCCGGAATGTAACGCGCCGTCACATCAAGCTTTGCAGCAAGCGCGGCAACAAGCCCGACGACATCGGAGATTGCGTGCGTATGCGCTGACGGCGCCCAGGTCGGCGGCAGGTTTTTCAGGTTGCCGAAATCTTGGTAAAAAGCGCCGTGTTGGCCGTCCAGCAAGTCGGCATCCAGCCCGTTAGCCGCCCCAACGTCACACAGCGCAGCCGACTTGATGGCGAGTGCGTTGCGCACGTCGGCGGCCTTCGCCAGTGCAAGTAAAGTCTTGATGAATACGGTCGGGGCATTTGCGCCTAGACGATCGTCCAGCGCAGCCTTATCCGTGGCCGGAGTCATGGCCTTCGCCGCATCAGTGCCCGCGATTGCCTCACTCGCTAACGCAAGCCGCACCACGCCGACCGCGTCAGTGGTCGCGACGTTCAACTGAAAATTCGTGTCGCCGAAAGTCAGTTGCGCGGAACTAATATCCGCGAACTTCACGTCCATCGCGACAAGCAATGCAGCCTGCGGTGACTTCTGGCCGATAAGGGTCGCCTGCGAGTACGTCGCAAATAAAGTACCGTCGGCAAGATATAGGCCAAGCCCGAAAAGCGAATACTGGTCGGTGCTGTTGTCGCGGATCGTGACGTGAATTGTCGATGCATCCGTCGCGCCGCCGCTGATCGTCGACAGACGCTTCAGTTCGTTCGGCAGCTTGGTCAAACTCGGGTCAGGCGTGAATGCGGCCTGCGTCGCACCCACCTGCGTAATCACGACAGCATTTGTGCCGTTCTTACTCGCATTCACCAGCGCAGCGCGGCCGGCGGTTGTAATGGTCAGCTTCAGGGCTGCGGCCATCAGTCGGTATCCTCGATTAGTTCAAGGCGCGCAAACATTGCCGCGCGCACGTATGGCGCCGTGCCTTCGCTGCCGAACAGCGAGACGCCTTGGGTAAAGGTGTAATGCGAGCGGACGGGCTTCACCTTTTCGACTTCGGTGATTACGTCTTTGACAAACTGAGCCGTCGCTGCCTCGCCATCATTTCCCGACAGCGTTAGCGTCAGGTCGAACGTATGCGGTATGCCCTTGGGTGATTTCTGCCACCACTCGACGACGTCGACCGCACCGCCAAAACTGGCGACCGTGTCTTTCACAGCTTTCACGGTGCCCTTGTGGCGTTGAATATCGATCGCAGATGCAATGCGCGATCGCTTGATGTATTCCGGCCAGTCGCTTTGCCAGTTATCAATAGACAGCGCCCACGCGAGCCACGGCAACAACTCGACGGGGCACGTCTGCGGATTCCATAGTTCGCGCAGCGGCGTGGCGACGTCGCCCATGCTTGCGGTTGACTGCTCGAATGCGCGCTCGAAGGTTGAGGCATTCGGAGGAAGCAACGATGCGTAATCACTCATCGGTGCCGCCGTACACGATTTCAATATCGTTGTTGGGGTCGCAATACGATGCTTGCGTGTCGCCGATTACAATGTCTTGCAGCGGTTCGTCGAACTCTACGCGTTGCACGCCGGCCGTGTGCAGCGCACCCGCTAGACCAGACATGGCAACGTCCATGCCCAACTTGTGCACGGCCGCCTGATACGTTTTAAGGCGCCTCATTGCGTCAGCCATCACGACGGAACTGTCGGGGCCGGTGTACGTGTAGACTGTCGCCTTCGTCTTGTAGCGGACAATCTCCGCGCTGCGCGTCGTAACGTGGTCCGTCATTGGGCGCACGTCTTCAGCGTTAACCGCGTCGCTAACCTTTTGCACCAGTTCGTCCGGTGCGGTGCCGTCGGCGGTACGAGACAACACGGTCACAATGACTTCGCCCGGCCACGTAGCGGCGTCCAGCGCCGCATTCATGTCGGCGACCAGTTCGTCGGCCGCGTTGTGCTTTGCAAGCACATCCGAAACGAACGCGCGAATGTCGTCAGGCTCGGGGCTGGTCGCGCTCGCGTCCAGCACATCCGGGTCGGCGCTAAGTGCGTGATAGACGTATGCACCGACAGGACCGGCCACGCTGAAGCCTTCAGGCGCAAGCACAATGCGGCGGCGGTAGTCGTCGTTCGACTCCATCGTCGGCGCAATGCCCTTCGTGGGGTCGCCGGGATCAAGCGTTAGTCGCGTAACGCCGACCAACGCGCCAAGGTTGTCTAAGTCGCCGTCTACCGCATAGGCGGTCATCACGGCTCTTGCAGCGTCGTTGACGCGCTGGCGCAGCATGAATTCGCGATACGCGATGACTTCCAGCTGCTTATAGGCCGGGTCAGATTCTACAAGCGCCGTAAATTGCAAACCGGCAGCCAACGTGCGCGCCTGCAAATCCGCTAGATAGCCCGACAGGATCACTTCGTAGTCGATAACCTCGACTACGGGCGGCGCGGGAATTTGTGAAAGGTCGACGCCATTAAGCGAGCCGGCCATTAAGTTACCTCTATGCCTGCCAGCGTGACGACCTTGCCGTCGGGCAGGTACACGCCGGTAATGTCCAAAGTGACAGCGCCTGGTCGCGACGACGCGACCGTGACTTGTTTCAACTTGAAGCGCTTTTCCCATCGCTGAAGCGCATCAGCGGTTGCCGCGATCAAATCCATCACGGTGCTGCGATTCAGGGGTTTGTCGATCAGCTGAAAAAGCTGACTGCCGTATGTGCGACGTAGGACGCGTGAGCCGATCGGCGTCGACAAAATGTCGGTGACGGATTGCCGCAAATGGGCAATCCCGTTTAGTGCCTTTCCGGTTTTTGCGTCAGTGCCAATCATGACCGGAGTGTGCGAAACACTCCGGTTTTCTCCCATTGCGGGGATGTTCGTTAAGCCTGCGCCGCGGTGGTCGGTGCAGTTGCGCCCTGCGCGGTGTGATGGTGCTTCTTCAGGCCGATATCGCCGGCCAACACCTCACCTTGCGACGTCGCGATGTCTTTCAACGCCGTGATGCCGCCACCGACTTCAAGGTCCCCGGTTGTCTTGGTCTTCGGCGTATCCAGCAAAACAGATTCGGTGGCGTGCACTTCGGCCGTGCTGCAATTCACGATCACTTTGCCCTTGCCTACGTTGACGGTCAGCGTCGTCGACGCGGTGTCGTACTCGACGACTGTCCCGTCCGAATACTCGGTGCGGTCGACTGTCTTGCTGTTCGCTGGTGCCGGGAACTTATCCTGATTGATTGAGCAAAGCACCACGGCCTGCGCGGGGTCGCCGTAGGGCGACAGGACAACAACCTGTTCACCCTCGCCCGGCGGACTCCATGTGCGCTTGAGAGGCCCGGCGCGCTGCTCGCCCCACGGTATCCAGTCGGTAAGCATCCCGTCCGCAGAAACGCGCATACGCTCGTTTGGCTCGTCCAGCTGGTCGACGACGCCGATCATTATCATGTTCGCGATCAGCCGGTATAGCTCGCCAGTGTTCAAGCGTCGCCTCCGGTCACTTCAATGTAATCGTCGATGAACTCGGCTCCAACGTTCGGAGCCAAGCCGACAAAAACCTTTGTAGGTAACGGCGTGCCGTCGCCGTTCCATACGCTGTTGCCGAAGAACACGGGCATAACCCATTCCACGCGCCACATACGGAAGCGCTCAACCTGCGGGGAAAATTCGTCGGGCTCGCATGTGATGACTTGGCACGGGTCGGCATAAATTCCGGGGAATCGCTTTAAATTGATCCACGTTGCGAACGCGACCGCAGCTTTCTTCACTTCGGCCTTTGCGGTCTTTCGTGCCGGCAACAGGATGCGCGCATCGAAGCGTGCATGCGCGGGCCACTGCCCCGATCCGCCGTCATTGGTTGGCGCTGGCTCGGCTTCGATGAACTCCATCAGGCAAGCGGGTGCCGGGAAGTTTTCGTCTTCGTCGTCGCGGTCGAACTCCACGGTTTTGAATGCCGGGAACTGCGCTTTCACTGCTTCAGTGATAGCGGCCTGCATGTCGTCAAGACTCAGCGTCGGAATGTCGTCGTTGTGCGCCATTTCAATTCATGCTCGAAGATTTTGAAAAACATCAGGTCGAATTCAGTCGTACCGATCAGGTTGTCTTCGACGTACACGACGGCCTGATCGGAGACATCGGCGCGCTGCACTTCCAGCGGCAGCCGGGCCTTACCAGCGCGCTTCAGCACGGCTTGACGGCCGTTGTACTTGGCGATGAATGCGCCCTTGATGAACCTGTTACCGTCGGCGCGCACGCCGTCGGCAGTTTTCTTTGCGTTTAAACGCATCAGGGAAATCGGCTTCAGGCCGAACCATACTTTCATGCCCTGCGCGCTGGACGAAACGCCGCCCTGAAGTCGAAACGTTTTAATTCGTGATCGCAGTATCTTTTGCTTGATCGCCAATTCAGACGACAGCCCGCGCACTGCGCGCGTGCGCAACTGGCGGGCCAGCTTGCCGTATGTTGATCGCAGCGCGGCTTGAACCTGCTTTTCGGTTGCACCGAAGACATTCACTAGGGCCTTGATGCCGGCGCCGTTGATATCGATGTTGAGGCCGCCCGCCATCGTCAGGTGTCGAAGTCCACGGACATAACGATCTGCGCGAAGCCCGTGCCGTCCGAATGCGGATCATGGTCAAGTAAGTACGTCCTGCCGTCGATCACGGCTTCGTCGTTTTTCTTGAGCGTGCGCACGCAGTCATAAGCGCAAGTAAATCGCGGCGCGCTGCTATTCATGTCGTACTCGCCCGACTCTACGTTCAGGGTCGGATCGTCGAAGATACCGGGCACATCTTTCGCTAGCACGTTGCCGCCACGACTGAACGTCGCCGTAAACGCGAATTCATCCGTCGACAGGAAGTCGCCGGGGTTTTCCCATGCGTAGGCCGGCACGCCTTATGCCTTACTCTTGCGACCAGCCTTCACGGCCTGCTCAACACCGTCGATCACGCCTTCGATATTCTCGACAGCGTCTTTCACGTCATTGGCGATTGCTCGGCCGCGTGCGATCAGGTCTTTCGCTTCGCGCTCGGTGACTTCGATCATCTCGCCCACCGAAACCAACTCACCCCCGATCATGGTCGCGCCGGTCAGCTGCACAATTTGAGTTTTCATGTATTCCCGTTCCTATTGTGAGAACGGCCGCCGAAGCGGCCGTCCTTTGTAGCTCACTGCGTCAGCGGTTAGGCGGCTTTCGCGCGTCCCAGCGTGAACGACTGATTGCGGCGCACCGCGAAATCGACGTCCTGAAAGCTGGTAATGCGCAGGCGGCCTTTCTTGCTGTTGCTATAGGGGTCGACCATCAGTTCGAGACCGCCCCACATGCCGACAATCACGTCGTTGAAGTTGCCGAAGAAAGCATCGCCGTCGGCAATCTGATTCGTGATTTCAGTGCGGTAGCCGTTAACCGTGTTGCCCGATTCCCAAATGGTCGCGCCGGTCGGCGTGCCGGGGAACTTCTGCGCGGTCTTCGCGTAGCCACGGAACTTTGCGTTAGCCACATAGACCATGCCGTTCACGTCCGCGTTCTGCGTCGCGATCTGCGTTTCCATGTCCACCAGTTCGGCGAACGTGGGCTTACCGGCAGCGGCGAACTGCGTAGCGTTCAGGCCCGACACGTTGGCGAGGCCCAGCGGCTGACCGTTTGCGCCAGTGCCGTAATAACCCGCACGGTCGATACCCAGCGCTGCGGCGATCGCCAAGTCGGAGCGCACAAGGGCTTCCGCGTCAAGGCTGGACTGCATCAGCAGCTTGCGGGTGATTTCGCTATACGCACCGATGGTCTTCGGCGACAGCGTGATATCGGCGAGGCCGATGCCGGTTTCTTCAAGGTCATCGTCTTCCTGACCGAGCCAGAAACTTTGCGCAGCGGTGACTTGCTTCGGGATATCTACGTTACCCACAAGGCCGCCCAATGTGCGAGCGAGTGCGAGGAACGTCGACCGGTTGCGCAGGATATCGATGTAGCTCGACGCGTACAGGTTCGTAGCGATCGAATAACCGCCGGTGTCGCCCGAACCAGTCTTACCGGACGACCATACGCGCTCGCCGTTCGACTGCGGGAACACGGAACGGGTAAGAACATCGGTCGGAATGAAGAAGTGCTCCGAATCCTTGCCGGATTTTTCGCGGGCAGCGCTGGACACTTCGAATTCGAACGCGGCTTCTCGCTGCGCACGCTTGTCGGTTGGGTCGACCAGTGCGCGCACGACCTTCAGGATCGAATACTGACGCTGTTCGTTGTCGGACAGACCCACGTTACCCGATGCCAGCTGTTCGGCCAGCGGACGCGAAGCGCGTTCGTTCAGCTTGTCAAGCAAGGCACGCTGAAACACGGTCGCCTCGGTGCCATTGGCCAGTGCGTCACGCAGCATGGTTTCGGCGCCGTCGACGTTGCTGCCGTACTGGTTGGCAAGGTCGGTCAGTTCGCGAACACGGTTCCGCTCGGCAGTGCCGCCCGAACGGCGTGCGCTGTTCACGGCTTCGTCGGCGCGCTCGATCATCTCGATCACTTCGACGATGGCGCCGTCTTCATTGACTTTCGCGCGTACAAGATTGTCTTGCGCGTCGCGGGTGATTTTTTCTTTCATACTGGTTTGTGTTTCCTCTTGTGGAGAATGCGACCGCGCAAGCGGTACAGTCGCAGTGTCATTTGCGGCTGCGGTCAGTCCCATTGCGGAGATGTTCGCGGCGCGGCCAACGCCGACCGATGTATCCGCCGGCACAGACACGAAACTGATTTCGTATGGCTGCCAACTGGTGATGGTGTAGACGTCGACGCCGTCGCGTTCTTCGGTCAACTTAATCGCGTTGACCATGTAGCCAACCGACACATGTCGCTTAATGCCATCAGCGATATCGGTCAGCAGTTCTTCGCCATCCGGGTTCTTGCTGATGCGCACGATCGCGCGCCCCTTACCATCGGCATCGATCCATGCTTTTTCGACGACGCCGCGCTGATCGGACCAGTCGTGATTCCAAAGCAACGCCGCGCCGTCGATAAGCCGCGACATGTCGACGGCGCCGGGAGCGTGCGAGAGGATTTCGATACCGAACCATCGCTCGACTTCCGCTTCGCTGGAAAACGCCAGTTCAACGGTGCGTGTCGAGACGTCGACGGCCGTGACGTCGGCCGCACGTTTAACCATGCCGTGCTGCTGAATCGCAGACAGCGCAGCGTGTTCGCGCTGCTGCGCGTCCTGTGGATGCTTACTCACTGTTTGCTGTCCCCTTCGTCGGGATTGGACGCACCCGTTCCCTCGCCGTCGTCAAGCGGCGGCGTGGTCGGTTGCACTTTCTGGCCTAGTGCGCTGGCGATGATTCCGTCGGGGATTCCGGCGGCCTTCATGGCCTTAATGTCTTGGCCGAACTCTTGGAACACCTGTTCCGGGTCGCGGCCCTGCTCGCGGATAAGCTGCGACGGCGACGTCAGCATGTTGTTTTTCCAGCTTTCCGCCGCTGCGACTTCCTTCGCCGGATCGATCCACTGCCAGCGACGCGGCTGCCAACGGCAAGCCGAATAGACCGCCAGTTTCGAGGCTGGTAAGGCGACCCCGTTGTCGTCGATGACAAGGCCGGCAAGCAAGATGCGCGGGAACACGGCTTCGAAGATGCGTTCGCAAAGATGCTCGCGCAGCCATTCTTGTTTTTCTTTGTAGCCTTCGCGTTCGTCTAGCACGCCTTGACGGATGCTCGACAGATTCACGCTTTCAAGGTCGCCGGTCAGCGAGTGATACGACACGCCGCCGCCGGCCGCGAAGCCATGCAAGAGGTGCTTGATAAAGACGGCGAATTCGCCCTGCGGATACTGCGGCGCGAATTCCTTGAACTCAGCGCCCGACGGCAACACGGGGAACGTGCCCGCTTCCGCGTCAATCGACAAATCCTCGTCGTCGTCAGCGTCGTATTCCGGCCCCGTCCCATCTTTGAACTGTATGAAACCCATTTTCGCGGCGCCGACGCGCGCATTCACGACGGCCGCGTCTTCCATCGCCTGCGTTTGCTTGGCGCGGAACAGGCCGGTCGCCATCCAAGGTAAGCCGCGCTTCTGTGACGGGAATTCGGGCACGAACAGGTGCACGATTTCGGCGGCGGGGATGCGCGTGTACGAACGACCGTTGTACTGATAGCCGACGTTGTTGCGGTCGGTGTATTCGTCGGTGAAGTGATACGCGACGGGGCGTCCGTACTGATTAAACTCGACGCCCTGTCGAATGTAGTTGCTGCCGCCGGCAACAGCGTCGACCGTGTATTCGATCGGGCAGCGTTGCGGATCGATCAGGCGAAGCGCGACACCCATCGGGCCGACGTCTTTGCCATATACGATCTGGATGAACGATTCCCCATCGCGGACGACGGTGTCAATCGCCTGTTTCTGTACACCCGTCCAGCCTTGAATGCCGGTAATGTCGCAGTTATTCGCCTTGCCCCATTTCTTCCACGCGTTTTCGATTGCGTTGCGCGCCCGCTTGTCGGGCTTGCTGCCCTTCATCGCCATGCTGTGAAACGCGATGCCGGTCGGGCCGACGATGTTCAAGCGTTGCAGTCGAATGTACGCCTTCATGAAATCGTTATTGGTGGCCTGCTCACGGCTACGCGCCACAAGCGCACGCTGGAATCGCTGGATAATCCAGTCGATGTGCACGGGGCTGGTCGGCCAATCGCCCGTTAGGCGGCTTGGCTCGCCGGATGCGTACATCATTCGCGCTAATGCCCCGGTGTTGTGCATCGGGCGGCGCTGCGGCTTCACTTCGGAGCGGTGAAACGGTTTCATCGCCTCGGCGACGGACTCGGCCAACGGCGACGTGCGGACGTTTGACGCCCGCACGCTTGCTGCGCCGTTTAAACGGCGCGAGAAATCTAAAATGCCCATTAGCGCGGCCCCATGTAGAACTTGACTTGCCGGCCAAAAAGAGACTTACCGCGTGCCTTCGCTTCCTCGCGCTGAACAAGGTCGAAGTAATGCGCACGCAACGCGATCAGGTCTTTTATGTCGGTGCGTTCTAGTTCGCGGTTATTGATGCGGTAGCTTTTTTGATCGATGGTCGCCCGCTTCGCGATTACGGCATCGATCGCGTCAAGCGCCTTGCGCGCTTCGCTTCGAACGTCGGTGCCGTCTGCAATCTTGGTTGCGTCCGGCAGGACGCGCACATTGCCCTGTTCAATCAACTGCGCATCACTGCCGGACACAGCGCGCAAGAAATAGGCGTATTCGCCAGCGACCCATGTCGCCGTTTCTTCGGCGTTGGCGCTGAATACGTGGCGGGCGCTGTTGCGCTCACCGGTCAGGGTAATCGTGCCGGTCCCGCGCAGTAACAGTTCTAGCGTCCACTCGGCGCCGGAATAATTCGGCTGCCATGTCTGCGCGTTGAAGTTGAAACCGCCGTTTATGGTTTTCGGTACGATTCGAGACACGCCGTTCCTATTTCCAGCCATTCACCCAATTCACTCGGCGGGCTGCCGGTGATCTACGGATGCGGCTAGTTTCGGATCGGGGCTTTGTCTCTCCCATTGCGGGGATGTTCGCTTTCACTTCGACCGGCGCTTCATCGTGTTGCTCAACCTGCGCGACTGGTGCCGACTGTTTCGCGCGGTCTGCAAGCATCGCTTGTGCGCGCGGGTGATTCATCATGCGCTCGCGCTCCCTTCGCAATGACGGCTGCAT